GATCGTGGAATTGAATTAAGAGGTGCAGGAGCAGATGAGGCCCCACAGGTATACAAGAAGTTGCCAGATGTGTTAGATGAACATAAGGGGACAATTAAAATACTCCATGTATTGAATCCTATTATTGTATGTATGGCTTGTGAAAATGAATTTGATCCGTATAAGGATTAGTATTACAGGGCAACTGATGGCAGATAACTTATTTGAAAGGCAAACATGAAAATACTAGAAGATTTTAATTTATGGAAACTAGAATTAAGCAAATCGCAGATACTAGGTTTTTTATTATGGACATTGTTATGTACGTACATAGGAGCATTAACGGTGTCTAGGAGCTATTGGGCGGTCAATGTAGCCTGTGGTGAAGTTGATGCAAAAGTAATAGCAGAGGCGGTAACAGTCAAAGGGCATTCAACGTATGTAGTTAGGTATGTTTGCGAGGGAGAACAAAAATGAAAGACAATTTCGAGGATTGGCTAATGGAATACTTTGCGAAAACTGAACCGCATACGGATGATTTGTTGCCTGAATTATTCGAAAACTGGCTAACAGGGCTAGATGTGCAAGACGTAATAGATTTAGCTAATGAGTGGGCAAAGCCAGAAGAGTCGATAAGTAAATACAAAATACCAGGGTATGACTTGACGATGAGTAGTTTAGGCAAATTGACAATAAGAAAAGTAGAAAAATGAATAACACAAGAGAAAAGATACAAGAGATAATAATGACTTTAGATTTAGGTTACTCTTGGCAAATGTCAGAATATGCAACCTCTGACTCTCAGGAGAAGGAGTTTGAAAGAGCTGGTTTAATGGAAATTGAGAGGGTAACAAACGAACTAACCGCACTGATAGAACCCAGACCCGATGTTGAGGAGATACTGGATTTCGTATGTGAACGGATAGAGGTTACGTATATGAACGCAGAACAAATGGGCATCCCAACAAACAGGGATAAGGATTTCTATAAAGGCGTTAAAACAGTCCTTCGGTCAAAGTTACGCCGTTTTCAAGACGATGGCAAGAAAGGAGTCAAGGCAATTCCTCACAACCGCTGAAGACGATTGAGTTTCCTTGCCTTTATAACTATGAATAAAGAAAAGAAGTGCGCAATATGTAAAGAGGTCAAACCGATAAGCGAGTTTAATATCAAGCGTAATGAGTCTGATGGTTTGAATTATTATTGCAGGAAGTGTCAAGGCAAATATCAAAGAGAGCGTAGAAAGGCAAACAAAAACAAAGACAGTTTTTATCATAAATTATTAGCTAAACGTGATCAACAAGCACGCTAAAGGACAACGCACAGAGAGAAAAGCAAGAGATTTATTAGAAAGTTTAGGATACATAACAGACGTTAAGAACTGGTCAAGGTATCAGGCCAAAGACTTTTTTAATATGTTTGACATAATAGCGATATTAGGATCAGTAGTCAGACTAATCCAAATCAAAAGCAACGCAAGTGATTTTTACAAAGCCCGCAAAGAGATCAAAGCATGGGTGAAAGAGAAGAACATCAAAGTACCCTGTGAAATATGGTTGTACGAAGGCAAGAAAGACCGACAAGACAAGTGGAGGATAGAGGAACTCTAGACATTACGACGTCTACTCACACACAAAACATAGTATTCATATAGGTAATTGATATATTATTATAAGGAATCCAACACATTACGACCTCCCCTTAATAAACCCCTCGTACTCTTGTCGTGGTTGCGTCTTTAACTTATTTAAGTTCCTAAGGTCTAATGAGGGTAACTCATTGAGCCTTGAGGGGTCCAGCACTTAGTGCTATCCGCTTTAAAAAGCGTCTAAATTCACATACCTTGATACTCTAGTTTAATTTATAAAAAAAGTATAACACCAATGTCAAGTGTGGTATTATTAGCAAAATGGAAGACATTGTTTTTTTGGTTGATCGCATAGACATTCGTACACGCAAATCTGATGATGCCGTTATTATTGTAATGGAGACTGGCGAGTATGAAGTTGATAATATTGCAGAGCTTTTCAAGTTATCCAAGGACGTGGTATATAAAATTACAGTAGAAGAAGAGGATGATAAATAACGTTAAGGCGAACAAGTCACCTAAAAGGCTTCCTTTACCGGAGAAAAGAGAGGCTGCAAAGGCAATGAAAAAACAAGGGTACACGTATTCTGACATTGCGGAATGGCTTGGTATAGGTTTAAGCACGGCTAAGCATTACATGAATATTGAAACACCGGAAGACTTAGCTGACTTTGAGACTGAGTTTAATAAAGTCATTAAGTTGATGAAGTACGAAGGTATTGGACAGGTACACAAGAAGTTAAACGAGCTTGTACCAAAGGAGAAAAAGATAGATCAGGTAGTAAAGGCTGGTGAATTTTTTGAAGGTAAGACACAGCATCAGACAAATTTACAGGTAAACATGGGGGTTGAATTCATACAAGATGGCGATACAAGTTAAACTAACAAAATGGCAGATAGAGGTTGCCAATGATCCACATAGGTTCAGGATAATTTGTGCTGGTCGGCGTGCTGGAAAATCCGTAGTAAGTAGAATGATTGTTTTAAAGTGGGCAACTGAGCAGCCTGGGTTATATTGGATTATATCGCCGTCATACAAGCAGGCAAAGATGATTCACTGGCGTGACATACAGAATGAGATACCGCGAGAATGGATAGCCAAGAAGAACGAGGTTGAGTTATCGTTCACATTAAAGAATGGATCTATTATTGAGTTAAAGGGTGCTGAGAACCCTGATTCGTTAAGAGGTGTTAAGTTACGCGGGTTGGTAGTTGACGAGATAGCCAGCATCCGTAATTGGGATTGGTTGTGGGATGAAGTGTTACGGGCAACGTTAACAGACTATGCAGCGCCTGTGATATTCATATCGACACCTAAAGGTTATAATCATTTTCACGAGTTATATTTAAAAGGGCAGAACGAAGGGGATTACAAGTCATGGCGGTTTACGAGTTACGACAATCCTTATATATCTGCGAAGGAGATAGACAATGCTAAGAAGGATCTTACCGAAGACACGTTTGCGCAGGAGTATATGGCAGATTTTAGGAAGTATACGGGGTTGGTGTACAAGGAGTTTGAAAGAGACATACACGTTATTAAGCCATTCGATATACCAGAGACGTGGTCGATTTATAGAGCATTTGATTTTGGTAGTACCAATCCTACTGTATGCATTTGGGTGGCTATTGATACGGATGATAATTGTTTTATTGTGGATGAGCACTACAGATCGGGGGAAACAATTGATTTTCACGCTGGTGTGGTTAACGCTAACCCTCTTAGTAATAAAGTGGTGGCGACTTATGGGGATCCTTCAGGAGCGCAATGGATACAAGAATTCGCTAAAAGAGGCATATATATTACTCCAGCGAATAAGGAAACGGGTACAAGCCTTAGTAATTGGGTAAGGTTTAAGATAGAAAAGGTTGCAGAACGCATCAGGCCAATACCTGGCCATGTTGTCGAGCATGTTCCGCCTCGTGAGAGCCTTCCTAGGCTATTTGTTTTTGATAGATGTACTGAGGGGATACGGGAATTCGAGACTTACCGATGGCAAGAGAAATCAGTAACAAGGGCGCAAGATCTTAACGAACCCGACGTACCAGAGAAAGCCAATGATCATTTGATGGACGCTTTATCGTATTTCATGGTAAGTTATAAGAAGCAGGAGGTTATAGATGTACCACCTCAATGGAGTGACAAGCAATGGAACATCGGAAATTAAAACATGACTGAAACTGAAAGCAACATTGCAAAGTATACGGCGTTAGTTAAGAGTCTTGATCCTGATTTATACATGATTAAGATTGCATTGCAGGAGACAAGGGTAAACCCTGATGTTATTCCAGCGATAATACGCAACATAGGAAACATTGCACATGGCACAGGATTTGGTAATGTTAAGATATCAATATCTGATAGAATTATTGAGCAGATATCAGCGGTGGAGTCTGAACTTGTCAAAGAGCCAGCTTTACTGTTAGAATGAGATAGAAGAGGACTCTACAAAAGTTAAAAACTATTGAGCCACGACCAACACTCGTGGCTTTTTTAATTGTTATGGCAGAATTAAAACCGGTAGGAACAACA